CGTAAATAACGCATTCCGCAAACTGGGCTTGTAAAGAGTTCCGATTTTCGGTAAGCGACTGTTTCATGACTTCCGCAGATATCATAGCGCGTTTCGTCGCTCACCCGAAGATCGGAACGATGAGCGCGTTTGCGAGGCTTATCCCCGCGCCGGTCTCGACCGTTGGTTCGTGGAAGGATTGGAACCAGATTCCGGATTGGCGGCAACCGCGCATTCTCGCGCTTGCGGCTGAGTACAACATCACACTGTCAACTGCTGACTTTCCGCCACCGGAAGATCGGGTGGCCGCATGATTCCCGCATGGCCCGCTCCAGCCATGCAGTTGATGGGTGGCAGCATTGCCCCTGACTGCCACCCATCTTCGCCACCCGGACTGCACTGAGCATGTCGGGGGACCAATTCATCGCTGCGCTGATCGCCATTGCGGGCTTCGTCGCCTTCTGCGCTCTCATCGCATGGTTTGTCGGTCGCGTTCTCGATTATGCGGGTAAGATCTTCGATGATCGCAACCGCGAGTTCGCCGATGCTGACTGCTTCGTCTGTGGCGATATCCCCGCGCTCCATGAAGAGCTGACGGGCGGCCGAAATCTGCTTTCCGTGCCTGGGGGACAGGGCACCACCGAGCTGCCGACCACCCGTCGAACGCACAACAACACTCAACTTCGTCTTCCTTCAACTCCGCCTTCTTGTGGGCGGTGAACAGGTAATTAACGCATGAGTCCGTCAATAATCCTTGGCAGATCGCGAGACACGATCCTTGCGGACGTTGGGACGGCCCTCCTGCAAGTAAAGAACGGTCGCGGCCTGACGCTCGAAGAGATGGGCGCGCAGATGCACCGCACGCGCGAGAGCGTGGCTCAGTACATCGCTGGTGAGTCCGAGATGGGCTTCATCACTTGGGAGCGTGCTCGAGAGGCGTGGCCCGAGCTTGAGGAGCGGCTTCAGGAATCAGCCGCAGAACGAGCGCTCAAGTCCAAGCAGCGCACGCTCGATCTCGAACTAACCAGACAGCGGAGTGCAGCATGAGCCTGGTCGAACATATCGGGCGGGCTACGCTGTACCTTGGCGATTGTCGCGAGGTTCTAACCAGCCGCAGCGCTGTCGACCATATTATCACCGATCCGCCCTACAGCGAGCGCACTCATGCCCGTCACGATGAGAACGCCTCTAAACGCCGCGACAACGCCGATGCGAAGGCTCTAGGCTACTCAGCCCTATCCGAGAGCGATGTCGGCGCTCTAGCTGCCCTTCTCGGCGCTTCTAGCCGTGGTTGGGTGGCTTGGCTCACGGACTCCGAGTTGGCACCGCACATTCGCAAGGCTTTCGACGCCCTTGGCCGGACTACCTTCCCGCCGCTCCCGTTCTATCAATCCGGGCGCTCGGTTCGGCTTGCTGGCGACGGTCCTTGCTCGTGGACGGATTGGATCGTCGTAGCGCGCACCAAGGCCCTCAATAAATGGGGCACCTTGCCGGGCGGCTACATAGCATCCGAGGGATGGAACGACAAAGAAAGAATGGGCGGGAAGCCGACCCGCCTAATGCGCCAAATGGTAATCCATTATTCGCGTCCTGACGACCTCGTGTGCGATCCGTTCATGGGCGCGGGAACGACCGGTGTTGCCTGTATGCAGGAGGGACGAAGGTTCATCGGGATTGAGATCGATCCTGACGCTTTCGAGCTTTCCTGCAAGCGCATTGAGGACGCTCAGAGACAGGGCGACTTCTTCGTGGACGGAGTTGCAGCATGACAGCCCGAGAAATCATTCGCGAACTTGAGGCGCTCATTCACGATTGGGCGGACGATCCCGAGACCACGACCGCAGACTATGTCTGCGTCCAGGCAGACCGAATGCTCGCACAGTACACCAAGCGAGCGCCCTTGATTGGTCAAGATCGAGAGGACCACGAGGCATGACCCTCAGAACATTCTTCTTCCTCCTTCGCCACCACCACTCCTGTAACCGCACAATCGCAAGCGCTCGTGAGCTGGCGTTGCATGGAGCGAGAAAGCGCGAACAAGCCTGGATCGCATTGCGCGATGCAAAGACCGAACAGCTCCGTCGAGAGATTGAGCTGAAGCGGGGGCTGGCGTGACGTTTCGCGTGCTCAGCCTCTTTGCCGGAATCGGCGGCTTCGACGGCTTCGACCTTGGTCTGGAGCGGACGGGCGGGTTCAAGACCGTCGCCTTCTGCGAGATCGAACCGTTCGCGCAGCGCGTCCTTGCGAAGCATTGGCCGGGAGTTCCAATCTACGATGACGTTAGAACCCTTACGCAAGAACGTCTTGCTACCGATGGAGTTTCCGCAAACGTTATCTGCGGAGGGTTCCCGTGCCAAGACGTATCCGTCGCTGGTCGGCGCGCAGGACTCGATGGTGGCACGCGTAGCGGACTATGGAGCGAGTTCCGTCGCCTCATTAGCGAAATACGACCATCCTTCGCGCTCGTGGAGAACGTCACAGGCCTGCTTAGTGGCCCTGACAACAAACCAGGCGGGTGGTTTGGCCGAGTTCTCGGAGACTTGGCCGAGATCGGGTATGATGCGGAGTGGGATTGCATACCGGCGGCCTCTGTCGGTGCTCCACATTTGCGCGACCGGGTTTGGCTTATGGCCTACCCCCAACAAGAGCAACGGATTCGCGCCATTTTCGATGCTGACGATGCAGCGGAAATCACGCGGCGAAACGCGGCCAAGTGGCTGCAAGATGGGTTTCGACCTGAAGTGGGAATCGAGGTGCGTTCCGTACCTGGTAGATGGATGGATCAACCCGGTCCTGACCGAATGGCTGATGGGGTTTCCGATTGGCCATACCGTCTTGCCGCCTGCGGAAACGCCGTAGTCCCACAAATCCCCGAACTGATCGGCCGCGCAATTCTCTCTGCGATAGCGGCAGCGACCGGAACGGCGAAGACAGCGAAGCTGGCTGAGTGCGAAGCATCGCAGAGCGGTGCCGAAGGCAATCGCCCGAAGGCTGCGGCATGACCTCACAAACCCAAACACCTCCAGAGGGGTCGGTGCTGATCGAGCTGCCCTGGCCGCCGAAAGAGTTGTCAGGCCACCATGACGTTCACTGGCGCGTCTTGCAGCCGATCAAGAAGAAGCATCGCACTTGGGCGGCTATGGCTACGCTTGCAGCGGATATCCGCGCTCCTGAAGGTGATGGAGACATTCGCGTGTCCGCGACCTTCTATCCACCGGACAAGCGCTCAGATCGGGTCAATATGCCGGCGAGGCTGAAGCCGTATTGGGACGGCATTGCCGACGCCCTCAAGGTCAACGACCGGCGCTTTCTCCCGTCATATCATTTTGCAGAGCCGGTCTCAAATCCGCGTGTCGTCGTGGAGATACGGGCATGAGTGCTTCCACAATGATGGAGGGCCGCAGGCTTCACACGAAGCTAACTGACGGTACGCTCGCAACCCAGGAGCTCAAGACCTTCCGCCAAAAGGCTCAGCATGGCTCGCAGCAGCTCCGTGACGCGATCCTTCGCGCCAAGGGATATGCGATTGTCGAGCCCCAGAAGGTCAAGGCTGCACCGATTTTCAAGCCGGTTCAGATCAAGCCTCGCCGTGGTAGGCCAAAAGGATCAAAGAAGATCCACGCCTACAATTTCAACGTAGTCAGGATCATCGGTCTTGTCGCCGAGAATTATGGGCTTTCCGTTGAAAGCCTTCTGGGCCGTGGCCGTAAGCGTGACATCGCGGTTCCGCGGCACGTCGCAATGTACCTGGTGAGAAAGATCGAGGGTGTTTCCTACCCCGGCATCGGACACCAGTTCGGAGGCCGCGACCACACAACGATCATCGCCGGCATTCGCGATGTCGATCGCCTGATCGAAGCTGGCGACAGCAAGACGATCAAGGCTCTCCACTTCGTTCAAGCGAGAATGGGCGCATGAGCTGGCGTTTCTATCCTCTAGCAGAGTGTATCTCCGAAGGCGTCCTCGTTGGCGAAGGCAAGGGCGGCCACAAGCCGAAGGTCGCTGAGTTTCTGACGCTTGAGGAAGCGAAGAGACGCGCGGTCGCTAAGCAACACAAGATCATTCGTAAGCAGGCGGCCGCGTGAGCCTCGCCAATCTCGTCCGCCGCATGACAGAGGCCGGTGCCCCACCGGAGGCGATAGCGATTGCCTTGGAGGAAATAGAGGCAATTCAATCGTCGCTGGATGCTCGTCGCCACGCCGAACGGGATCGCAAGCGCGCGCAAAGAGAACGGCAGAAATCCGCCAATGTCACGGGACAATCCGAGGACAGTCACGGGACAGTCACGGACATGTCCGCTCATCGGGTTTCCCTTGATAAAGAAACGTCCCCCAGACCCCCTAAAGAAATTAATCCCATCCCATGTGTGCGAGAGACGCGCGCGAGGGCCAAGCATCCGCTTCCTCCGAATTGGCGACCGGCATCGCTGAAGCCCGATGGCCAGGCAGGTCGCATCGTAGCTGCCAAGCCAGTTGGCTGGATGGAGCGCCAACTGTCGAAGTTCAAAGACCATGCTCTGCAAAACAACCGCCTGTGTTCGGATTGGGACGCAGCGTGGCGGAACTGGATCAAGGAAGCGGATGAAATCGATGAGCGACGACGACCTAACACCCTGGGAAGAAATCAACCCTCCGATGGCCTCAGCAACACGGCACGAGCCGCCTTGCAGGTCTTCGGTCGATGAGGAAACGCGGACGGTGTTTCGCAACGAGCTGACCGCCTGCCTGGCCCTGACCGCGCCGGTTGGAATGACGGAGGAAAACCGACGCGATTGGCTGATGGTGGCGTGGGACACGCTCAAGCACCTTCCACCGGACATTTTGGCGATTGGTGCCAGCGCAGCCCGCAAGAAATGCGATCACCCCTGCAAGATCGTGCCGACGATTATTGCCGAGACTGAGCAGATGATGAACTGGCGAGAGCCCAAGCGGAGCACCGGAGGGGTAGGTTACTACCTGCCGCCTCCAGAGGAAAACTACTGCACACAAGAAGAGGCGCGGAAGATCCTCAGTGAGTTCGGGCTCAAGCGCAATCCGCTCAGCATCTCACCCACCGGAGGAAGGTAATGGCGTCTCGGATCTTCAAGTCGCTCGGCGTGAACTACCTCTGGGGAATCGCCAATTTCACCTTCGGCGTAGTTGCCGGCGGAATTTACGTTGCGGTTGCTCTGATTATGGCGGGGATTGTTCGGTGAACAAGCGGCTGAATCGCCACGAGTTCGCGTTTGTGTTGGAGACTGCGTTCAAACTGATGGGCGGGGAGGATGATGATGGGGAGGGTAACAAAATCTCACGGATCGGTAACAGCGCAATTCACCGCTGTAAGCCGTGTCGTCGCAAGGTGGCAGCCGAATGAGCTTCAGATTATCCAGGATGCTGTCGCCAAGGGTTTAGACTTGGACCAGACGCACGCTCTGCTCGCTTACCGCAGCCGGGACAGCGTGAAGGATCGCTATTACCGGGCAAGGGAGCCGCAGGACCGCGACGAGCCCGCAGCCATCTCCGATGCACGGCGTCAGAAAGATGCACGGGAAGGATCTGCCAAGCTATTGGAGGCACTGAGGGCCGCTGGCTATGTGGCCGATACTGGAAAGGCTGCCTGAGTGCTCGTCGAGTTTCGCCAGCCGTTCCCGAAGCTCAAATCGGTAAGCGGCCTATACAGCGTCATTAAGCCTGACGGAAGTAGGGAGACGCATTGGGGCGATATCGTGAGAATAGACTATCCAGAGCGAAAGGCTGCGTGAGTGGCAAGCGTTGGCCGCCCGTCCAAGTACCGCGAAACCTATTGCAACGAGGTTATCCAGCATCTTGCCGAGGGAGCCAGCTTAACATCGTTCGCTGCTGAGATTGGCGTGTGCCGTTCGACAATCAACGAATGGATGAAGGAGCATCCCGATTTTTCCCAAGCATGCGCGCGCGCGAAAGCCAAATGCGCCGCATGGTGGGAGAAGGCCAATCGCAAGCTGGCAATCACTGGCGAGGGTTGCCAAGGCGCCATAGCACTGGGCTTGAAGAACATGGCCGCCGACGACTGGAAAGAGAAGTCGTTGGTCGGATCCGATCCTGACAACCCACTTCCGCAGAGCTGGACGGTGAACTTGGTGCGGACGAATGAGTCCAGGGCAGATTGATCTACCCGAGTATGCCGGCGACTTGTGGCTGCCGTTCCGCCATTTGGCATGGTACGGAGGCCGCGGACCGGGAAAGACGCGAACGGTAGCGACCGGCCTACTCGTTCAGTCAATGGAGCACCATGAGCGCGTGCTATGCGGCCGTGAAACGCAGCGATCGATCAAAGATTCTTCCAAGCGCGTGCTGGATGACGAAATCGACCGGCTAGGACTAAGGTCGATATTCACCAGCACGGAGACGGAGATACGCGGGCCGAACGATGGCCTGTTCATTTTCACCGGCCTGAAGGGCAACGCGGCGGGCGTGAAGTCGATCGAGGGTGTGACGACCTTCTGGGGAGATGAGGCGCAAGCGTTCAGCCAAGGCAGCATCGACACGATTGTTCCGACCATTCGCGGGCCAAAGTCGCGGCTTATCTGGACCTGGAACCCGGACCTGCCCACTGATCCGGTGGACGTGATGTTTCGCGGTGAACACGGGCCGCCTCCCAACAGCATCGTGCGCGAGGTCAATTACCCGGACAATCCATGGTTTCCTGAAGAACTCCGGGTTGAGATGGAGTTCACACGGACCCGCGACATCGACAAGTACAACCATGTTTGGCTCGGAAAGTATCGCGCCAATTCCGAAGCCAGGGTATTCAAGAACTGGCGCGTGGAGACGTTCGATAGCCCGGCCAATGTCGAATACCGGCTCGGCGCAGACTTTGGCTTCAGCATTGACCCGTCATGTGCCGTGCGGTGCTGGATCGATGGGACGCAGCTGTTCATCGATCATGAGGCATGGGGCGTCGGCGTGGAGATCGTCAGCCTGCCCACGTTGTTCATGGGCATTCCAGATGCTGAGAAATACTGGATGACCGCCGACAGCTCACGGCCTGAGACGATTAGCCATCTGCGCAATCACGGCTTTCCGCGCATTCAATCGGCTATCAAGGGTTCACGTTCGATCGAGGAGGGCGTGGAGTTCCTGAAGAGCTATGATCTGGTCGTCCACCCACGCTGCCAGCATCTCATCGATGAGCTGACCCACTACAGCTACAAGGTGGACAGCCTCACCGGACAGGTCACGTCCGTGCTTGAGGACAAGGATAACCACATGATCGACGCGCTGCGCTATGCGGTCGAGGGGGCGAGGCGGGCGCTGAAGAATGACCGCAAGGTGATCGTGAAGCCTATCCCGTCATTGGCTACGGGGTTCAACAGGAGGTGAGTGTGGGCGCTGAATTTGCGCAGGGCGGCAAGATCTTGCTCGCGGCGTTCGTAATCTCGCTGTTCACGGCGTGCCTGTATCGTGCAGTTGCGCTCGCCGAGCGGGGGCAAGGGGACACAGCGATACTTTACGTCATTATTGGCGTGCCAGGCGTTTTCAGCAGTATAATCCTTGGCTTGGCGCTCATATTCGGTTTGCCGTGAAAAGCCGATCCCTATGTCGCGCAAGTATTGTATCAAGCGCGGGTTAGATAGCCCCGGCTTTCATGCCTTAATCCGAGAGCGGGGGGGGTAGCTGATCGGAGTGGCCTACTCGCCGGGGCTGGGTACCGAGCAACCATCGCGTCTCTCTCAATCGGCGCTGGTGCCGTGACGGCTTGCATCTCACCGCCGAGGGCAAGCGAAATTGTCGCCCCGCTTAGCCCTCGGTGCGTAAATGCCTGATCAGGTGAGAGGTTCCGCATACCGTTCAGAAAATCTCTGGAGTGAGGCGAGCGGCGGTATCGCTTGGCAATGGCCGAGCTGCACCTTGCCGTCGATAACAACAACGTAAGCCAGCTTCCCATTGGCAACTTGATGGACATGGGCGCCATGGCGCGCGAGTTGGGCCGGCGCATCGATTCAGGCGAGTTCGGCAACGCTCTAATGATCGTGACGCTCGTCGCCAGTGAGAACGGGCTTGCGATCCATTCGTGGGGCGAAGCGCCCAGCGGCTACGAGCTGATGGGCATATTCGAGACGGCCAAGCTGCAATGCTTCGCCGCCGACGCGGACCTTTCAGATGACTAAGCGCCTGGAGGACGTTCACGCTCGCGCGATGAAGCGCATGGACGCGGTGTGGCTTGTCCAGAAGGACGAGCGCGAGGAATGCCTTGACGATCGCCGCTTCTGCACCATTCGCGGCGCTCAGTGGAATGACGAATGGACCGCGCAGTTCCAGAACGCTCCCCGCATGGAAGTGGACAAGACCAGCAAGGAGCTGGTGCGCATCTTCTCGGAATATCGCAACAACCGGATCAGCGTCGATTTCCGCCCCGATGACGAGAATGGCGACGACGAGACCGCCGACGCTCTGGACGGCCTGTATCGTGCGGATTTCGAGGATTGCGGGCAGGAAGCGCAGGACAATGCGTTCGAGGAAGGCGTTGGCGGGGGCATGGGCGCGTGGCGGCTGAGGGCCTGTTACGAGGACGAGTCCGATCCCGACAACGACCACCAGCGGATAGCGTTTGAACCGATCACCGACGCCGACCAGCGCGTGTTCTGGGATCCCGAGGCCAAGCGGCAGGACAAGGCCGACGCCAGATGGTGCATCGTCCTCACGCCGATCTCCAAGGAGGCCTTTGAAGAGCAGTACGGCGACAAGGCGAGCAGCGACTTTGCCCGCTGGCCCAGTCATGTGTTCAACTGGCACTCGCTGGAGGAGGTCTATCTCGGCGAATATTACGAGATCGAGGACAAGAAAACCGAGAAGGTCACGCTCACCCATCCGGTGATCGAGGACGAGAAGGTCCTGTACGACCCTGATGGCGAAGAACTGACCGACCTTGGTTCCAAGGGCTGGACGATCAGCCGCACCCGCAAGGCGAAAAAGCCGGTCGTCACCAAATACACGCTGTCCGGCTGCGAGGTGCTTGAGGAAGAGCAAATCGCAGGCCCGAATATCCCGGTCATCACCTTCTACGCCAAGCGCTGGGTGGTGGAGAACATCGAGCGCTGCGCCGGTCATGTGCGCAAAGCCAAGGACCCGCAGCGGATTTACAATGCCCAGGTGTCGCAGCTCGCCGAGATCGCGGCAATTTCGCCGTTCGAGAAGCCCATCTTCGACCCCGAACAGGTTGCTGGGCTTGAGGGCATGTGGGCCGAGGGCAATATCAAGCGCCACCCCTATGCGCTGGCTCGCGCTCTCAGGAACGAGGACGGCAGCGTTGTCCAGCACGGGGCAGTGGGCAAGGTTGAGCCGACACAGGTTCCCGCCGCCCTTGCAGCCCTGATCCAGCTATCCGGACAGGACATTGCCGACATCACCGGCAGCTCGGAACAGGCCGACGATGTTCCGGCCAACACCTCCGCCCAGGCTATCGAGCTTGTGCACCAGCGGGTCGATGCCAAAACGTTCATCTACACCGACAATTTCGGGACAGCGGTTCGGCGCTGCGGTACGGTGTGGAAGGGCATGGCCGCTGAGCTTTACGTCGAAGAGGGTCGCAAGATGCGCGCCATCGACGAGAAGGGCGGCGATACCTACATCACCATCGGCGAACCGGCGATCGCCAAGGACGGCAGCCAGATCGCGAGCAACGTGTTCGACGGCAAATATCGCTGCATCGTTGATGTCGGGCCATCCTCACGCACCCGCCGTGACGCAACGGTTCGTTCGCTTGTCGGCATGGCGGAAGCCGCTGGCTCAGCCAACGATCAGGAACTGGCCGCAGCTTGCATTACGGCAGCTCTCGCGGAAATGGACGGCGAAGGCATCAACGACCTCAAGAAATGGGTCCGGATGCGCGGTATCAGGCTGGGCATTCTCCAGCCGACCGATGATGAGAAGCAGGAACTGGCCAAGGAAGCTCAGGCGCAGCAGCCCGATCCGGGCCAGCAGCTCATTGCCGCGAAGGTTGAGGAATCCCACGCCGCTGCGATCCAGAAAACCGCCGACGCCGTGCTCAAACATGCCCAGGCAGTCACGCTTGGCGGCCCGTCAGAGGCTCCAGCGGTGCCCGATGGGCTGGAGGCTGTTCACAAGGCTGTCCAGATCAGGAAAGACCTCGCCACAGCCACCAATCTCGAAACCAAGACCGCGCATTTGCCGCAGGAACTGGCAATCGAGGCGACCAATGCGGAGACCAACCGCATCAAGGCGCACAAGACGGGCGCGCCGCGTCAATAGCCCGTTTCAGAAAAGACCGACCCCTTCAAAATCCCGCATATCCTCCCCGCATCGGCAGCCACCAGCCGCAACGGTGAGAAGGGTCTTTGAATGGCAGACGAACCGGACGAACAGCCGGAAGGCGAGGAAGAGGTACTTGAGCTGACCGAGGAACTTCAGGTTCCCGAGGAAAGCGAAGAGACCGAAGTTCAGCCCCCGGCAGATGACGAAGAAGTCATTGTTTCGTTCGGCGACGAGGCAGCGCCAGCCTCAGAGGAAGCACCGGAATGGGTGCGCGACCTTCGCAAGCGCAACCGAGAGCTGGAGCGCGAGCTGGCCGAAGCGAAAAAGGCCAAGCCGGCAGACATTCCAGAGGTTGGCAACAAGCCGACGCTCGAAAGTTGCGAATATGACGAGGAGCGGTTCGAACAGGAGTTCAACGCCTGGGTTGACCGCAAATCGAAAGCGGAGGCCGCGAAATCTGAGGCTCAAAAGGCCGAAGAGGAAGCCCGGACGAGGTATCAGGCCAAGGTCGAAGCCTACGGCACTCAGAAGCAATCGCTGGGCGTCAAGGATTTCGATACCGCCGAGGCCGAAGTGCTTGGGGCATTGAACCAGGCACAGCAGGCGATCCTCATCCACGGGGCGGAGAACAAGGCACAGCTCGTCTATGCCTTGGGCAAGCACCCAGAAAAACTCCGGCAGCTCGCCTCGATCGCAGACCCGATCGAATTTGCTTTCGCGGCAGCACGACTTGAAGGGCAGACGAAGATGGAGCGCAGGAAGCCGGCAACCCAACCGGAGAGCAAGGTTTCAGGCGCCGGGCAGATCACCAAGCAGGGATTGTCCGACCGGATTTCGACCGAAGAGTGGGTGCGCCGCCGCAACGAGCAGATTCGCAACAAGCGCTGATGGCTCAACCCGATGCCACGCCGTGAGGCGTCGCGTCCCTTTGATGGAAACTTTTTGCGATGTCGAACACCATTCTCACCCCAACGGCAGTGACCCGCGAGGCGCTGCGCGTACTTCACCAGAAGCTCAACTTCGTCGGCACGATCGAGCGGCAGTATGACGATTCATTCGCCAAATCCGGCGCGAAGATCGGCGACAGTCTGAAGATCCGCCTGCCCAACCAGTACACTGTCCGCACGGGCAAGACGCTGGACGTTCAGGACATCACGGAATCGAGCGTTACGCTCCAGCTCGCGACCCAGAAGGGTGTCGATCTGAACTTCACCTCCGCCGAACTGACGCTTTCGATCGACGACTTCTCCAGCCGTATTCTCGATCCGGCAATGAGCGTGCTTGCCGCCAACATCGAGGCGGACGCAATGTCCATGTACAAGGACGTTGGCCAGTCGGTCTGGAACGGCGGCTCTGCTCTGACGCTAGCCAAGGTTCTGGCTGGACGCAAGAAGCTGCAAGACAGCCTCACGCCCCTGGCCAACCGCACCGCCAACCTCTCGACGCAGGAAGGCGTCGATCTGGTGGACGGTCTCAAGGGTCTGTTCCAGGACAGCGGCCAGCTCTCGACGCAGTACAAAGAGGGCTACATGGGCCGTGTCGCCGGGTTCGACTTCATGGAAAACACCATGTGGGCGGCTCACACGCGCGGCGCACAGGACACCAACTACGTCTGCAACACCTCGACCGGCATCACTTCCGGCTCGACCTCGATCACCGTCTCCGGTGGTTCGGGCGCGGGTAACGTTGGTGACGTGTTCACCATTGCCGGTGTCTTCGCGGTTCATCCCGAGACCAAGGTCTCGACGGGCGTGCTCTACCAGTTCGTTGTCGCTACCGCGTTCTCTTCGGGCGCGACCACGATCGTTGTCGGGCAGCCTCCCGTTACCTCGGGTCCGACGCAGAACGTGACGATCGTTTCTGCCGGCGCGTCGAAGGCGGTGACGTGGTTCGGCACGCTCTCGACGGCGGTCACCACCTCCATGCTGTACCATAAGGAAGCCTTCGCGTTCGCGACTGCCGACCTTGTGATGCCGGGCGGTGTGGACTTCTCCGCTCGCGAGGTTCTGGACGGTATCTCGATCCGCATCGTCCGCGATTACGACATCAACAACGACAATCTACCGTGTCGTCTCGATGTCTTCTACGGGTTCAAGACGCTGCGCCCGCAGCTCGCTTGCCGCCTGCACAACAACTGATAGCCGAGAAAGGAACTAGGAAATGGCAAACGAATATCTCGGCACCGGCAACGACGACGGCGTTGTTCTTGGTCGCTCTTCGACGGACAAGATCGGCTTTTACGGTCTTACGACTCCAATCGTTCGGCGCTCCGGCGCGGCCCAGGCGACTTCAAACGTCGGCACGGCCTCGTCCACGGCGCTGGACACCAATACCAAGGCGGCGCTCATCGAAATTATGAATACGCTCGCCGCTCTTGGCCTCTGGAACGGAAGCTAGTTCTTCCGTGACTCCAGATACTTCCGGGGTGCGGGTTGTTTTCTGTTGCCCGTGCCTTGAAAAACCAACGGACGCCTTGGTCAAAGCGATCGAGGCGTCCGTTCCTGCATTGGACGCGGCTGGTTACGACCACAAGATGGTGTTCGAGGTCGGCTGCCCGTATATCTCGTCAGCCCGCGCCACGATGCTTAGGAAAGCTCTCGACGCCAAGGCCGACATCATCATCTTTCTCGATTACGATCTATCGTTCCCGTCCGATGCTCTGGTCAAGCTGATCGAGACGCCTGGGGAGGTTGTTTCCGGTGCCTATCGCTTCAAGATGGACGAAGAGAAATACATGGGCCGCTTAGCCGAGGATGAGCGGGGCAGGCCCATCGTCAGGGATGATGGCTGCGTTAAGGCCGAATGGATCCCGGCGGGCTTCCTCAAGGTGACGGCAACCGCAATTGACGGGTTCATGGGTGCATATCCCGAACTCTGTTTCGGGCCGCGCTATGCTCCCTCAGTGGACTTGTTCAACCACGGCGCCCACGAGGGCGTCTGGTGGGGCGAGGACTACGCTTTTTCGAGACGGTGGCACGCGATGGGCGGGGAGATTTGGGTGATCCCCGACCTCGACATCACGCACCACTCGAAAGACAAGGCCTATCCGGGAAACTACCACAAGTTTCTCCTCGGATTGAGCGACAGGATCAGGGATTCAGAAAAGGCCGTCGAGCCAGCTTAAGCGCGTATCGTCGGCGGCATGATCGATCCATTTGAACCCAAAGTCGGCGCCACCGTCAACATTGACGTAAGCTCATCCAGCCAATCGGTTTCATTCGGCGCGGCTCCCATCGACCAGGTGCGCGTGATGAACAACGGCACCGCGACTGTCTGGATCGCCTTCGGGAGCGGATCGGCAACAGCGACCACCACGGCGGGCATTCCCATCGGCCCAGGAGCGGCAGAGGTGTTCACCACGCCCTCCAATGCCGATTACGCGGCGGCGATTGCGGCTGGCTCGACGGGCAAGATTTACTTCACGCCTGGCTCGGGCATCTAATGAGCGTCCATTGGGGCGGTCGCGGCCCAGGGCATCTCTGCCGCAATTCCGGACCCGCGGTGGCTGCCACTCCAATCACTGTCGGGTCACTGACCACCGATGGGAACATGGCTCTTGGCGGAGACACCAACCAGGGCACCGCTTTCCAAGCATCGGCTTCAGGAACGGTAAATTATCTAACGATCCTTGGAAGCTCGGCAGCGTCGTCCTCAGTAAACTATCGGCTAGTGATTTATGCGGCCACTAGCGCCACCGTGATTAGTGGTGCCAAGCTCGGAGAAACGGCTGTTCAAAGCTCATTAGGCGTCTCTGAGACCAAGAAGGTTGCTTTGCTGGCCCCCGTTACCATCACCTCTGGTCAATGGTACTATCTCAGTGTTCTGCCGTCCGGCTCGATGTCCTGCGCCAAAAACACAGCAAATGCGGGCCGGTTCTTCGGCGATACCTATTCGGATGGCGCTGTTGATCCCGCTCCGGCCAGCTCCAGCAATGGAACAGCCGCCCCGTCCATGACGGCGACCACGACCTAGCTTCAGAAAAGCCCGTCTCGCTTCAGTAAGCCCGTATCGTCCGCCACATGGACTGGACGCCAAAATCTCCCGATGACGCCCGGCTCTATTCCTACGATCTGTCGGAAATCTACCCCGACACGATCGACACCGCGACATTCACCCGCACGTCGGGGACGGTGACGCTGGAAGAGGTTGCCCCTGATCCTCGCACAGCCTACGTCATCGTCTCCGGCGGAGCTGCCGACGAAACGGCGGTTCTGAGCCTCGCCGTCACAACCGCCCTAGAGCAGAGCTTCACCAGGACGATCAACCTGAGGATTGTCGATGAAGCGGACGCGATCGATCCGGCATCAGCGATCACCAAGGGCTCAATCGTCATTCGGGCATTGGGCAAGCTTGGAATCGCCAATTACGTCTTCGACACCGAGGCCGAAGAGGACAATAGCGCCCTTCGCCAGCTCGATAGCCTCGCCGCGCGCTGGCAGGGCAAACTCGAAAACTTCGGCTATATCCAGCCCAACATTGCCTCGCTTCCCTCCGATGTAGCGGGGATCAGACAGGAGGACGTGGATGCGTTCGTGTCCAACCTCGCGGTCATTCTGGCTCCCGACTACGGAAAAACTCCAGCTCCGGGCCTGATGAAACAGGCCGCGGAAAGCCGATCCGAGATGTTCTGCAAATATGCGCGGCGGTTCGAGTACCAGCTTCCGTGTCGTCTCCCTACGGGGGCCGGGAACGACCGCCCATTGGGCCGGCGCTTCTTCAACGGCTGCTGAGCCGTGCAAATCTCTATTCTTTCGGGCGTGTACAGCCAGCGCGGGCCGGATTTCGAGCATTCATACCCGCTGAACCTAGTTCCCAACGCGGAAGCGACGGGCATTTCCTCTGGATACCTCCGTTCCGCCCCTGGAATCGATGAATTTGCCACCGGCAGCGGCAAGGACGGTGGCGGCATCGTCTGGAACGACCTTCTCTATCGTATTTCCGGGACCAAGCTCATCAGCGTGTCCAGCGAGGGCCTGATTAACGTTATCGGGGCTGTCGGTGGGAGCGGACAGGGCTCGCTGGCCTTCTCGTTTGATCGCCTGGCCGTGGCGAGAAACAACAATCTCTACCTTTACGACACAACCCACGGCTTCGTTCAGGTGACGGACGTTGATTTGGGAAGTGTGATCGATGTCGTCTGGCAAGACGGCTACTTCATCACCACTGACGGCACCTCGATCGTCATCACCGAACTGAACGACCCTACTTCGGTCGATCCCCTGAAATACGGCTCCTCGGAAGCCGACCCGGATCCGGTCCTCGGTTTGGGATCCCGTCGCGGTGAGCTGCTGGTGTTCAACCGCAACACGACCGAGGTCTTTTTCAACGCCGGGACGACCGGCTTTCCGTTTGAAAGGAACCGCGGCGCCCAAATCGACAAGGGCGCGGTCGGAACACATGCCAAGTGCAGGTTCCTCGAAACCTACGCGATGGTTGGATCGGGAAGGAATGAGCAGCCCCAGGTCTATCTCCTCGGAGAAGGGCAGGCCACCCCCATCTCCACTCGTGAGATCGATCGGCTGCTGGCTGCTTTGTCCGATGAGGATCTGTCCGACATCATTCTTGAGGCACGCGAAGGGGCCGGAGCAAAGGAACTATACCTTCACCTTCCAGACCAGACTTTGGTTTACTCCCAGCTTGCCTCGCAGGAGCTTGAGGTTCCGTGCTGGTATCGCCTCGCCTCGGGGACTGACGGGCTTTCACCCTATCGGGCGAGGAATTTCACCCTTGCTTATGGGTCGTGGCATTGCGGCGATCTCACTTCCTCGAAACTAGGCGTTCTCACTGACCTCCACGACAACCAGTTCGGAGAAAAGTCGGTGTGGCAGTTCGATGCCCAGTTGGTTTATTCGCAGGGCAAAGGTGCTGTCTGTCACGACCTCGAGTTGGTGGGATTTTACGGCCGCGCCGATCCCGGCGTTGAGCCCCGCATCTTCATGTCGTGGACCGATGACGGGCAGGAGTTCAGCCAGGAACGTGCGGCAAGATCGGGATACACGGGCCAGCGCGGCCTGAGAGTGGCGTGGCGGCGCAACGGCTTCATTCGCCAGTGGAGGGCCTTCAGGTTCCGGGGGATCACCGGAACGTGCGTCAGCTTCTCAAGGCTAGAGGCGCAGCTAGAGCCGCTGAATGGCTGACACGGTCACTCCGAGCTTCAATATTACGCGCGAACAGATTGCCGCGTTCGTCAAGGATCCGCGCACGGTCAGGGATATTGAGGCATTCATTCGGATGGTTCGCGAGCAACTGCCGAGCCTTCTGTTCGCCAAGGTCGATGAGAGTCGCCAAGTCCTTACAGACGGGACGCTGACCGGCGGAGGTGATCTTTCTGCTGACCGGACGCTCGGAATCAATATCACTGCGGAAACCGAGCGCATTCAGGACGTGATTGGCGCTTCTCTAACCGACACCGCGACCATCGATTTTACCTACGTTGATGCAACAGGTCTTATTACGGCGGACCTCAAGAACACGGCTGTCACGGCGGGATCCTATGGCGACGCAACGCATGTTGCATCGTTCACAGTCGATGCGCAGGGGCGGCTCACGGCGGCCTCGAATGTCGCTATTTCAGTCACTGGTGCCACAACGGCGAATGCGGTTACGTTCAACGTGTCGGGAGGAGCGGCGGCGGGCTCGACGTTCAACGGCTCTGCCGCCCTCACGGTCGATTATTCGACCGTTGGGGCTGCGCCGCGCTCGCCATCGGTTCAATCCGTTTCGTCCGCCTCCACGGTCACTCCGACCTTCTCCGATGATGGAGTGAAGATCACCGCACAGGCCGCTGCCCTGACGCTCGCCAACCCGTCGGGGACGGCGGTTTCAATGTGGGGCTGGGCAATCCGCATCAAAGATAACGGAACCGCCAGAGCGATCAGCTACGGCACGCAATATCGGGCGATCGGGGTCACTCTTCCTACGACAACCGTAGTCAATAAGACGGTCTATCTCGGCTGCATCTGGAACAACGACGACACGAAGGTTGATGTCGTCGCCGTGGCCCAGGAAGCTTGATGCTGCCCATCATGGCCTTGCGGATGCGAAACGCTGGACCGCCTCCGGCTGGGACTTTCCTTGTCGGCAATAATGCCGCGAGAACGACATACACGGCTGTCGCCGGCGACGTTCAACAAGGGATTATAGCTCAGGCATCGACCAGCGGGACGGCAAACAGCATCGTCATCGAGGGACCGTCGAGCAATCTTACGGGGGTCAACTTCCGTCTGACGGTTTATGCGGCGACAAGTTCAACGGTTATCGGCGGTGCCCTACTCGGCAAGAGCTCGGATCAGACCGCACTAAACACGGGCTCGAATAGCTTCTCGCTCGTTTCGCCAATCACGATCACAGCGGGCAATTGGTACGCGCTGATGCTTCACGGGGGCTCTGGAACATGGGCGGGAACCGGCTCGAACGGGTCGCTTTCCGACCGCTTCTTCTCAGACACCTTCTCTGACGGGCCGGTTGATCCCGCTCCCAACAGTGGTCTCAACTCGTCCAACGGTAGGATGATCTATCTGACGACATAGCAGGATGCTGATGGCGCAACCCGCAATCAGATCAACGGCATAGTGACCGCCGATCAAGATAGCCGATGCAACCATGAGCGCGTTGAGGATAGCAAACGGCCACCGCAGCACGGTCGGCCATGCTGCCCACGCGAGAATCACAGCCGCCGCCGCATGATAGCTCGGGAACGATACGAACGGCACCATGAGCTTGGGCGTGATCAGTCTGGTTCCGTGGTCGCGGATTGCCTCGATTGCTGGCCCATAGGTCCACGCGACGGCGTTGATGCCGCCGAAGTCTGACGGCCTAAAACCGAAGTGGGCGAACGCGCCTTGAGTCGGAAACAGGGGATAGATCAGGAGCGTTGCCAATAAGGCTGCATTGGCGGCAAGAACCGCTCTCCACGCCCTTTCTCCGCGTCCGCTGAAGAATAGAACGGCAAAGACGACCACGCCCTGCCATGCGAACGAGAAGTAGATTCCTCGGGCAAGGAGAAGCCAGTTCGGATGGTGCTGGAACGGTTCGACGAACGCCAGCCAGTTGAAGCCGAGCGCTTTGTCAGCGGATGCCAAAAGCCCATCGGCAAATGGTCGCGAAACAGCAGTCAGCGGATAGAGCAAAGGCCCGAGCGCGAAGCCCTGTCCATAGAGCAGTCCGATGGTTTCAAGCGCCCCTGCCGTCCGATTGAACTCGATCCGCCGCAACAGCGGACCGCAGGCGACCATGAGGATGCACCACAGCTGCGGCAGGAACAGTGCGGGGGACGCGGCGCGGAAACCGAAGGCCAGGGCGATGCCGGTAGAGACGGTGAACTCGGCGAGCAGCGCCCACAGGATCAGACGAGAAGCAGTCCAATCAAGAGGACGAAGCCGAGGCCATACGTCCAGACCACGACGCTCAGAAAGTTGCGCTCCGCCCATTGCCACAGGCTCTCCATTGCCGTCCTTCCGAGCATTGGACGTGAAACGGACTCAACTTAACGCAAATTAAATGCAGCGCCAAGCGGTCAGAATTAACGAGGCTGAGCCGAATAGGAGGGTAGTCTGCGTGATGAAATGCCTTCTTGTGCTGCTCAGCTTGAGCCTCGGGACATGGGCCGCGCTCGAAACCCGCTCGCTTCTCATTCAGGCGAACAGCGTCTTTCAATCGCCCGCATCGAAAACCGCGCAGCAATCGAACGTATCCTTCGCGATCCCTGGATAAAGCCGAAGATCACACGCGACGGGCGGGAGCCTGGGTTCATCGATCACCCGCTGGTGAGCTATTTCGGAGCCTATGTGGATGGCCGCCTTCTGGGCGTGTTCGTCCATATCCAGTTCACTGAAATCGAGGTCGAGGTTCACGTTGCGCTCTTAAGGGAAGCATTGCCGCACAGCCGTAAACTGGCCGCTCTGTTCATGGATGAGGTGTTCGCTGATCCCAAGGTGACGCGGGCGACAGCTCACGCCATCGGATCGCTGAAAAGCGCAGTCAATTTCGGCAAGAAGCTCGGCTTCCAATATGAGGGCGAGCGCCGCGACGCCTGCATTCAGAATAACCGCCTCCTCCCCGTGATTACCTTAGGGTTGCTCCGCTCAGACTGGCGGAGGCTGCGATCTCATTCATCAGCGACATTGTAGGCGGACTGCTCGGAGCCCACGCTTCCAAGAAGGCGGCAAATGTCCAGGCGGACATGTTCACCAAGGGCATCGATGAAGAGCGCCGCCAGTACGACACGACCCGCGCCGATCTTTTGCCGTGGCTTACGGCTGGGCAGTCGGCCCTCGGGGGGATGCTCGACCTTCTCGGAACAAATGGCGCTGACAAGCAGCAATCGGCGATCACCGGTCTCCAGAACTCTCCGCTGTTTCAATCCGAATATAGGCAGGGCACGGAAGCCATTCTCCAGAATGCTTCGGCAACCGGGGGGCTTCGCGGCGGCAATACGCAACACAGCCTTGCCAATTTCGGTTCGGACCTTCTTGCCCAAGTCATCCAGCAGCAGATGGGCAACCTCGGCGGCATTTCTGGCGCTGGTGCGAATACCGGTGCCCAACTCGGCGGGTTCGGGGCCAACGCGGCCAATGCCATTGCGGGACTGTTCGGCAATATCGGCCAAGCGAAGGCTGGCGGTATCCTCGGTAAAGCGGCGGGCTATACCCAAGTTGCGCAGGGTGTCGGGGAGTTGCTTAGCAGCATTGCAGGAATGCCAGGAATGCCTTCATTCCTGAAGGGCTTCTAAATGGCTTACGAGCCATTCGACTATTTCGGCCAGTTCATGGCCCCGCTGCAAAAGAACCGCGAGCTGAGCATTCAGCAGCAACAGGTCGATATGCAGAAGGCGCAGCAGCGCGTTCAATTGCAGCAAGCCGCGCAAAAGATCGCCGAGATTCAGGCGTACAAGACAGATGCCCAATCGGTCATCGATAACCCGACACCGGATGGTTACCGGAATCTCCTGCTCAAATATCCCGAAATGCACGAGAGCTTGAAGCAGGGATGGGATCAATATTCCGAAGGGCAGAAGAACCGCAACGTCGAGGCGGCGGGACAGGTCTATGCGACGTTGGCAAACGGACAGCCGCAGCTCGCATTGCAATTGCTGAAGGAGCGCAAGGACGCGCTGGCGAAGAGCGGTGAGAGCACGGAGGTAACGGACAACCTCATCGACATGATCCAGAGCGGTGATCCGCAGAAGATCAAGCAGGCACAGGGGATTGCCGGTTTCGCATTGGCCCAGGCGACGGGACCTGACAAGATCGGCCCGATGCTCGAAACATTGGGCGTCAACGGCGGCGGGGAGGTCAAGGGCCAAATCGTCGGCCGCGCGATCGGCCATTACGAGAACGGCCAGTTCAAGGTCGATTACCGCGACCCGGACGCTCCGCAATATCGCGAGCTGGACGTTACCGGACCCGATGGGCAGACGCACAAGGCGATTGTGCGGGTTGGCGGCGATGGTCAGGCGATGCAGGAGAGCGGAGGCGGCTTCGGAAATGCCGTTGCTCGCGTGCTAAAGCACGAAGGCGGATATGCTCCCAAGGACATGAACGGCAAGCCGGTCAACTTCGGCATCAACCAGGGCGCCAATCCTGACCTCGATGTCAAGAACATGACCAAGGATCAGGCGATCCAGATTTACCACGACCGCTATTGGGTGCCGAGCGGCGCCGAGGCTCTGCCGGCGAACCTTCAGGCTCCTTATTTCGACGTGTATATCCGCAATCCCAAGTTCGCGAAGAAGGCGCTCTCGGACTCGGGCGGCGACCCGCAGAAGTTCATGCAAATCGCGTCGAGCTATTTCCAGAACCTCGCGAAAAAGCCGAGCGGCCAGAAATACGCTCAGGCGTGGGCCAATCGCGATGCGGACAATATGGCCATTGCGACAGGTACGGGACAGCCCAATGTCGTGGCGATGGGTGCCTCCACCGCAGATGCAGACGGCGGGATCGACGACAACACGGCGACGTTCTACGCGCAGCAGATGCTTGCGGGCGGCCAGATGCCGACGCTCGGCATGGGCAAGGCTGCAGCCGCAGCCCGGCAGCTAATCCTCAAGAAGGTGGCGCAGCTTGCGGGTGCGGAAGGGCTCACCGGCAACGACCTCGCCGTCCAAGTCGGGCACTACAAAGCCAATGTTGCCAACGTCCAGAACCTCGAAAAGCAGGCTGGGACAATCGAGCAGAACGAACAGACTGCGCTCGCCAACGGCAAGCAGTTCATCGATCGATCCAGAGAGCTTTCGGCACAGACACGCTTTCCGGTCATCAACTCGGTAACGCAGTCCTACCTTCGCCACACGGGCGATCCGACGATTGCCGCGATGGACAGCGCGTGGACCACGTTCACGACCGAATATGCCAAGGTCGTTGCCGGAAGCCCGTCTGGAGCGGGAACGCTTTCAGACAGCGCCCGTCACGAAGCAATGGAGACGATGCGCGGAAACTATTCCGTCCAGCAAAAAGAAGCTGCGTTCAAGCAGATGCAGGCTGACATGGCTAACCGCATGGCGGCGATCAGAAACCAAATCGCCAAGGGATATAAATCGCTCGGCTCGCGTGCCCCCGGACTCGCTGGCGGCGGCGGCACATCGGGCGCTGTCCGCATTCGCTCGGTTCAGGAGTATAACAAGCTTCCCTCGGGAGCGCTCTATATCGATCCCAACGGCGTGCAGAGGACAAAGCGCTAATGGCCGCCCCGTGGGAGAGTGATCCCATTGCCGACCAGGAAACTTCGCTGGGGAATATCTCAGGTTTGCGTGCCGCTGGCAACATTGACATTCACAATCGGCCAGTTGTCCATAACCCGGACGGCTCAATTTCCACTGTCCGGACCATCTCTATCGGGACAGACCAAGGCGAGGTGCTAATCCCGACCGTTGTTGGCGGCAAGGTCGTCAGCAATGCCGAAGCAATCAAACACTATCACCAAACCGGGGAGCATCTGGGAATATTCGACACGCCAGAGCACGCCACCGCCTACGCTGAATCACTTCATAATGAACAGGCGCAAGAATATGGCGCCCCATGGGCCGCCGATCCAGCCGAAGGCCAGACGGAACAGTCTGCCTCTGCCTCCCCGCCGCCTCTGAGCACGAGCCATCTAAGCGCGCCGCCGCAAGTCATCATCGAGGATGCGCCAGCCAATCCGCAGGGGCAGGACACGGGCTTCATCGGCGAAAAGGGCGGTTCACACACGGAGGTAAACCCTCGCGTCGAGCCAGCAAACAAAGTCGTGAACGCGATGATAAAGGCGCACGCGCCGAACGCGGATATCCTGCATTACCTCTCCGGTCTCGGCGTGGAAGATCCGACATGGCTTCCGGCCATTGCGCAGCAGCTTGTCGGCATCAGGAAATGGCAGAGCGAAAACCCGCGCTACAAGGGTGATTTCGTTGTCGATCTCGCGCATCGCCAAGTCCCCAACTCAATCGGCCAAAATATTATGGGAAGCGACGTTGGCGCAGCCCTGACCTCCGCTGGCGATGCCTCAACCGCGTTTGCGCTCCCGAAGATCGCAGGACTGGCCGGGGCCGATCCGAACGAAGTGCAGGCGGCCATTCAAGCGTCGGAAGCCGCGCATCCGAAGTCGGCCCTTGCCGGAACGGTGGCGGGTGGTGCCGGAACCGCTTTGGGACTTGAGGCGGGGTTAGCCAAGGCTGGCGTAACGCCGGTCGTTCGTCCTCTGCTCGCGGATGCGCTGTACGGCGGTACGGCGGGAGCCGTCACGACCGACACGAACGCCGAAGGCCAGCCGGCGACGGCAATGGACCGCCTTAAGGGAGCGGGCGAAGGCGCCGCAGCGGCTTTGGCCGGGAACATCGTCGGACAGGGCCTCGCCGCAACCGCGAAAGGCATTGGGAGCGCGGCCAAGGATCCCTATGTCGCCGCTGTCAACGAGGCGGGGATTCCGACCACCATCGGCCAGCAATATAGCGGCAAGCTTGGCGGCATCTTGAAGAGAACCGAGGATCGGATTGCCGGGCTGCCGGTGATCGGCGACATCATCAATGCCCGCCGTGTGGAGGGGATAAAGAAGTTCAACGTCAAATCGTTCGACCACGCGCTGGATCCCATTGGCGTCAAGGTCGGAAACCGCATTGGTGAGGATGCGGTGGACTTCGCGCAGGACAAGATTTCGGATGCGTTTGAAAGCGCGCTGAAGGGCAAACACGTTGCCTCAGATCCGGTGTTCGTGACCGATTTGACGGATGCCGTGCACGGGGTTCGTTCACTGCCTCGCGTCGGCGAAGAGGTGGCGGATAATGTCCGCGTGATCCTCGAGCCCTATATGAAGGGATCGACGATCGACGGCCAGGCGATGCAGCAGATCAGCCGCGAACTCCGCGACCTGAAAGCAAGCTACATGTCCGATCCACTGAAAAGGCGGATTGGAACGGAAATCGATCAGGTAGAGAACTCGATCTTCGGGCTGTTCAAAAGGCAGGCGCCAGAAGTCCTTCCAGCCTACAACAAGGCGAAAGTGGCGCAGCGCCGCCTCTACACGCTCGCCGATGCGGTGAACAAGGCTAAGAACAAGGAGGGCATTTTCATGCCTCACCAGCTCGGACAGGCGGACCGCGCGGCGACGATCAAGACTGAAGGCAAGGTCAATGCAGCTCGGGGACGGGGACAGTTCCACGACCTCCAGCGCGCCGCTCAACAGGTGCTTCCGAGCCAAATCCCCGATAGCGGAACGGCGGGGAGGCTCATCATTCCCGGAATTGCCTTGGGAGCCGGTGGCATCGGCGACGAGAGCGGAGTTACGCACGGAGCCGGAACCACGCTAGCTGCTATCCTGACTCTCGCTTACAGCCGCGCCGGCCAGAGGCTATTGACCAAGCCTGGACGCGGTGTCGGCGGAGCGGTTGGCAAAATCCTGACGAGCGACAAGACCCGTCGCGCGCTTACAGCAAGCGGGACCGCGACCGGCGCCGCTCTCGCCACTCAGCCATAGCCCCATAGAGGCTGACGAACACCGCCTTGAACAAGGCGATGAGAGCGATCTTCTCTAGCACGCTGGCCTCTATATCAGAAACTCGGAAGTTTTAAACGCCCCTGCATAGGTTCTTGCCCATGCAGGAAGTCAAGAACCCCTATCCGATCTTCCTCGGTCTCGACGGCTTGGCGCTTGAGCTGGGCTATATTTACATAGGGCTAGAAAATCAGGATCCCGAAACAAACCCGAAAACGGTCTATTGGGATGAAGCCGGGACAATCACCGCAACCCAGCCCATTCGTACTTTCGCCAGTTACCCCGACCGCAGCGGTTCACCAGGCCAGATATGGACCAGCGGCAAATATTCGATCCGGGTCCGCGATAGCCTCGGCAACCAAGTCTTTTATCTTGCTTCTGCCGGAAGCACCGAAAGCGTCGATGCCGGCCAGCCCTATCTGATCCACTGCCAGTATCTGGGCGATCCTCCCGGTGTCCAGACGGTGGTGATGAAGCACATCTTCGGGCTCGCCGTTTCTCTCGATACCGACCTTCCCGATCAAGCCTATTTCCATGTCGGGACCAATCCCGGCTCCAATTGCGCGTTCGACATGCGCAAGAACGACATCTCGTTCGGAACCCTGACAATCAGCACGTCCGGTGCGCTCACGGTCGTTTCCACGGCCACAGACTTCGACATCGGCGACCGCTTTGAACTGAAGTCTCCCGCCGGGGCTACTTCGCTCGCCAATATCGCGGGTGTCATCATCGGAACGACCGCATGACTGACACAATCGCGTTCATGGGCGGGGAGCTTGACGCCTTTCTCCCGTCAGACTCATCGCCCATTGAAATCACGACGGGCGGGACGGGTATTTTCCCCCACGATCCCGCATTCTCGCGCTGCGGTATTCAGGTCGTTGGCACGTCCTATGTGGATACCCCGCAGTTCGCGGCACTGACCGAGTGCTGGACACGCATCAAGATCAATAACTTCACCTCGACCAACGCCGTCCTGACTTCCTACCCTATCTATTGGCTGGATGCGGGCGACATTCCTGTTCTCCGCCTCTCTCACACCACAGGCTCATTTGGGGCCGCCGAGACTGTGGGGCTCGAACATCTCGTCAGCAGCACATGGACTGCAATCGGATCGGCAATTTCGTCCGTGCCGATGGCCTCGACGTTGCAGGACTTGGTGGTTCGCTGGATCGTCAACACCGCCTCCGGAACGGCGGAACTCTATGTCGGGGGTTCCCAACGCCTAACCGCATCTGTCGATCTCTCTGCGGTCACCTCGATCCGCAAGGTCCGCGTCTACGGAGGGGCCGCTGGCGGATTTAACTACGAGACACGTTTCTCTCAGCTCGCCGTAGCCAACTTCTCTCTTATCGGCCTCGTCCTGGGAACCTGCCCGCCTACCGGTGCCGGCTCAACATCTTCTTGGACAGGAACTTATACCAGCATTGACGAGGCCGTTCTCTCGGATGCCGATTTCATCTATTCGGGTACGGCCGCACAAATTTCGACCTTCGCGCAGACGCCTATCCCCGATTTCACGGGCTATGTCGTTCGCGCAGTGTGCGTCTCGGCGAGGGCCAAGCGCGGAGCCTCTGGGCCTCAGAATATCCGCATGGCCCTTCGCTCTGCGGGAACCAATTACTTCAGCGGTTCAGATATCGCGCTCGGACTTGGTTATGCCCCCGTCCAGACGATTTGGGCGACTGACCCGGCAACCTCGGCAGCATGGGTGAACACGGCAATCTCCAGCCTTGAGCCCGGCGTCAAGAGTATCACCTGATGGCCAACGAAGTCGATGTCTCTAAACTGACGCAGACTGTAGCGATCGGCCCGACCTCCGCGCAGGAATCGGCGGCCAAGCTCGTCATGTATGTCCTGCTTGAGCCGGGCAACGGGTCTGGTCCAGCGCCTGTCCATCACGCTTTCACCTACGCCCAGCGGCTGAAGGCGACTTAGCGTGCACGGGGGGAATCTCTCAGACACCGCCAAGGACGTGGGTGCATGGGCGCTGGCCGGAGTGGCGATCGGCAGCTGGCTCCAGGGCGTGGCTCTAATCGTCACCATTCTCGCGGGTCTGGCCTCGCTCTCCCTCGCGCTTCTCCGCTGGCATGATCGCATCAAATACGGGCCAATGAGATGAAACGCCTCTCTCCCGAGAAGCTACGCGAGCTGCGGGCGGTCCTGAAAGCCATCTACGACGC